AAAGCTTTAGATAGATTCTTTGCCTTTTCTGTCTCATTTCGAGCGCCACTAGCATCATCGAAAAGTCCGTGATAATCAAGGATTACAAGATCAGGCTTGTACTGGTCAATCTTTGCCTGAACCATAAACTGATCGGCAGAGTCCAGCCCTTCCGACGTTACAATGTATATAGGGTGCTTCCCCTCAAACGTTGTTTCAGCCCACTTTTCATAAGTGTCAACAACACTCGGGTTCGCAGTTACAAGGTCTGTATTCGTAAAATGACCCTCTCCGTTGTTTAAGAGAGTGTCTATCCTCTGAGACTCTTGTTGCTTGTTCATCTCTAGGGAGATAATGAGAGGAGTATAGCCTGCCTTCCAAGCATTCACTGCGAATAGCCTAGCGATGAACGACTTCCCGACACCCGTCCATCCAAGCAGGACAATAAAGTCCCCCTTTTGCCAACCTCCAAATATCTTATCCATTATCTCAATACCGCTAGGGACGCCGATCAAGTCGCGATTCTTATCTTTAGAACGTGCTCTTAGATCCTTTGCGCGATCCCTCCATTCAAGCGACAGGTTCGTGTCTTTCAACGAACTACTTACCTTAATCAACTCGCTAGCTTTTGCCATGAGGTATCCGATAGCCTCTTTAGGGCCACTATCCTCCACCATGTCGTTGCTGATGGCGAGAGTTGTCCTTATCTGATGAGATAGGGACCCCTTCTGTGCAGCACCTATGTAATAGTCCAGAGGTTCCGTTATATTACATACTTCAAATTCAGGAAAGTGACTTCTGATCGTTTCTCTCGACGGTACTTTTTTATGTTCATCAAAATGGCTATTCATAAATGCCCATATGTCAGAATATTCAACAAATACGTCTTTAATGTTCTCCTCAATACATTTAGTAAAATCTCCATCTACGGAGATTGCGTTAAGTAGTTTAGTTTCGTAATTCAATTTTATTCCATTCTTTTACGTGTATTCTCGACAATTTCTAAAAAACGCACTCTTGACTTCTCTTCAAAGGACGCTCTTTCGACTATGTCCTTTGCGACTAAAGCGAAGTCAAATACCAACACAGAGCCACTGCTGCGCTTAACAAATGAGTCTACGGCAATCGCCAGTGTCTCATTATCAAAATGAGACACAAGACTGTTTGCAACCTGCTCCTGCCTTGGGGGATCTGGGACAAAGAACCGTCCATGCTCATCACATTTACTCACGAAGAGACTTATTAAAGATTCTCCAGTTAGATTCTTCGACATTACCAATCACTTTCCAATCAAATTCTTCTCTATCAAACTCAGCCATCGGGATGAGTTCTCGCCAGTATAGCACGTCGCAGTGAAAAACGACGGCACGATTACTCTTTATCCAATTCGGAGAGTTTTGCCTCGATTTGCTCGTCAACCTTGTCCCATAAGAGCTCCCACTCTCTCTGGTCATCGACACGTCCGGTCTTGATCTCCGCTCCGGCATCTAGCCTTAGGGATTCGTAATTGCCAAGATTCTTAGTGATGCCAATTGACACCCATATCTTGCCTTCTTTTGGAAAATTCTCAACGGTCATTTAATCTCTCCGATACTATGTTGCTTTTGGTGCTTAGGTCTTTTATTTTAGACCTAAGACCTCTCTTTGTTATTTTTTTATTTATAGGACGCCCCGGAAGGTTCCTCTCAGAAAAGAAGTGTACCATGTCTCCGGCGTCTTCCTCCGTATAGTACCTCCATTTTTCTATTTTTGCACCGCTAGGGATTCTTCTTGGTTCAGGGAGAAGGCCAAGACGTTCGTAGCGGCGAATCGTATCCGTCGCCCTTCTCACAATCTTGGCCATCTCCCCAATCGTATATAATCTTTTCAAGAACAATTTTGAGTTATCCAAAGGTAACTCAGTCACGCTCTCGTCTATGATATTTGTAATCCTAACCTTATTGAATCTCTTATGGACAGAAGACATCCTGACGATGTCGGGCCCATATGAGTATAATCCACCTTTGACTGCTTTAAAAATCAAAGGACACAGCCTTATCAAGAATACTTTGTATATTCTCTACCGTAGCCGCTTTCCATACCTGCTCAGGTACGTCGAATGATCGCCCACACCGCATGCATGACAACTCAACAAATAGAGACCCAGCAGTGCCAGATTCCAGCACACGGCCTCTACACCTTCCACAAATAATAGAAGTTTTACCCATGTTAACCCCTAACTGTTGAAGCGTTATTTGGGTCGCCAACCTTACTGGCAGCGACACTCTTCAAAGCAGAAATCAGTGCCCCGGCAGCAGCCACAGTTGCAGCCTTACTCGTGGTAAGGTCTGTTACTGTAAATACAGCCAAGAAGCTCTGGACCGCAGTCCAGATTGCACGTTCAATCACGTCTTTATATAATCCCATGTTCCCCTCCTTATTTATTTTATTGATCATCGTCCAGCCAGACACAATACTCTGCTGTGACGATACCTTTTTCTGGATGCACAAACATTAGAGGCTGACTTGGTCGGCCAACTGCCGCCAATGACTCAATAGCATACGTGTTTGTGGATTCAGGACTTCCTGACACACGGACTTGAACCGTGTTGAATGTAAACTTTGTAGGCGTGTGATAGTGGCCAGCGTATACGTCGTCAAATGGCTCAGTGATTGCCCCTACCTTCCACCCGTAAATCTTCTTTTGGAATGGGTACATTGAACCGAACGAACGAAACTGGTCGCCATGACAAAGAAGAGAACTGTAGTTCCCAATTCTAGGGATCGCATACCAATTACGTTCGCCACGACCATCTGGTATGTTGAACGTAATCCGTGGATTGTCTTCAAACATTAATTCCACGACACGATACAGCATTCGATCTGCATTTGTTTCTGGGTCATGGTCCCGACGTTGCCGTCCACCAATTGCTCCATGATTACCAATCACACAAGTGACCTCTACAGACTCGAAGTTGTCAAGCATTGACCTCAAAAACCCGCCCATGATACGGGGCCCATCCACAGTTACCTGTCGATACATCCCCCCATCCACCAAGAACGATTGGCCGGGGAAGATGAGTTCGCCTTCAACAATGTCGCCAAGAACCCATACGTGCAATTTCTTTACCGGATGGTCCTTGCGCTGGATATCTGTTAAGTCAATCACCTTCTGCGTGAACTTCTGAATGCGACTCTCGCAAACCTCAGAATTGTAGTCTGGCGTAACCTTTGCTAACTGCCAGTCAGACAGTACCGCTACGGCAACCTCTTCACCCTTTGCGCGTCGATCCTTCTTTTTGGGAGGAGCCTTTGGCAACTTGAAGTCTTTCATCTCGTCTCTTACGGCATCATACAATGCAGCAGCGAGATCATCTTTCTTTGTTTTTATCTTCGTAAATTCTTTAACGAGCTTGTTGTACGCCGCTCGTAACTCATATTCGCTATTTGGCTTTTCTCCTGAAATAGGATCTTGCTCCACTGGGAAGTCTCCTGACTCTAGTCTGAATCGGCAAACCTTATCATCGCTACAACCATCTAGGTCTTTGCGACAACGAGGATCTCCGTATTTTTGATTATGGGTATTTGGTACGAAAACAATCTCGCACCCTTCTGCTTCACACTTCTTCATATTACCTCCACGATAAGCGTGATGACAAGTATACCCCAGCCAGTTCTCTTTTGCATGACAATCCTAACTTTTTTTCTTCATTGCTTGTGAATTCTGTTTCTTCTTCAGAGGTGTCAATTTCTCAACACGCTCTCCACGGGCTTTCTTTGCCCTCTTTTTCGCAACGCTTCTCAACTTGTCCTTATGACTCCAAGAGATATGTCGCCCCTCGCTATGTATAGCGGTGTGTTCAGCTACAGTGCACAGGTACAGATTGGAGACCCTATTGTCCTCCTTCACCTCATTGATATGATGCACGGTTTCCCAACTTCCCAGTATTCTTCCTAGGTGCTCCTCTAAGACTAGCCTATGCTCGTACGTGTACCCTGATATACTATGTGGATGTTCCGGCCTAAGGACTCTTATGTAACCTTTATCGTCAACATACCGTCCTCCACCAAAATTGGGATTATTAACACCCATGTGTTTATCCTCATACCAGTCGATCCCCTCAACCTTGGAGGCGAGATTTTTAGACCGACGAGCCACAGTCTTCAGCAATCAGTTGAGCAGGGACAGTTCCTAATCTATTATAACTTGCAGTCCCTCCGCTTCGGCCAATGAATAATGTGTAGTTTTGCGAAGTAAAGCCTGACGCTCCGCTGTCAACCACAACGCTATAGGATCCACCGCCAACCTTCTTCGTAGATATAGATGAGATGCTTGACGATAAGAGAACTGTCTGGTTGGCGGCACTCGTATCAGTCACAATGGCTGAACTTACTGTTATCGCATCAGAACTAGGTATGCCGACAAACCACTCTTGAACAAGGGTGTCTGAGACTGACGTTCCATTATACAATCTATAACTGTATATAAAGTTCTCGTCACCATCAGATATTTGAAGTCCGGGAGTTGTATATGTTATCTTTATGTACCTATTCGCCGGACTGCTCAGTCGATAGTCGAGACCTCC